TCCACACAGAGTGTGTGAACCGGTAAAGGGTGTCGATGATTCTTTTTAAGGAGGATATTATGTATAGACATAGGGCAACGTCAGATGACTTCCCTGAAAAAACGCTTGATCTCTTAACAGTTTGTAGAACTGAGAAATCAACGTCTCCTTATCTTATTTGGGATGCAGGTGGATTAATAATTTTAATCCCTTCGGAAGGAAATTCTTTTGTTGAATCAAAATCCTTCACCGATCCTGAAATTAAGGGGCAGAGAATGACGGATGTGTTAAGTAAACAGATTAATAAATCTGTAACACATTATTGCTTAAACGAGAAGTGGAAAACCGTCTACTTTGATGCGCAATCTTGTATTTATCCGGGTCCAAAACATTCTGTTTATAACCCGGACGATTACACATTTTATGTAGCCGATTCTCTCGAAGATGCAAGCAGGGTCGCTAATATAGAATACTCTGAGTTATCTCAGGTAGAGGAAGAAAATTTTATTTCTCACTGTATTATACCAGAAGGACCGGTTACTCATTCTACACTAATGAGTGTGGATGAGTCAGCCTACTTTCTTCGACTCTCGCAACCTTATGTTCTAGATGGCGTTGCAGCTCTTACTAAGAAAAGTCCGGCTGTTTTTTCAGCCGACTTTAAAGTTGATGTATCTGAGATCTTGCCTGATTGGCGGTTACCAAGTAAGGTTCCAAATTTTCTTTTGGAGTTCCTTGCTTGGAGACAGCTTTTTAGTGCTTTCTCTCGGATTAAATCAGTGATTGGTAGGATTTCTGCTGGGTATCTCTCTTGGCAATACGGTTGGAAGTTAATGATAGCTGACATTAAATTATTTTTTAGTGCAGCTACGACTTTTTGCGAAGACTTTGAAAAGTACAAGCAAGATTTCGCTTCTCCCCGTAGGACCCATTATTCTGATAAACCGCTTAAGAGTAATAAGGGCTATTCTATGACCCTTCCTACTCCATTCTTTAGCGGTGACTGTAAGCTCGAATTAACTTCGGAAACAGTTGTTTTAAAAACTATTTCCGCGTTAATAAAAACAGAGCGTCCAGTTCGAACGGAGGAATTTCAACTTAAGTTGGAATTTTTCTTAGAAAGATTTGGATTTACATCCTGGTTAGAAATAATCTGGGATGCCATTCCTTTCTCGTTCGTTATCGATTGGTTTGCTGATATCTCAGGCCTTTTAGAGGCCATGTATCAATCAGCGAATCAGAATACTAAGATATTGGACTTATGTGGATCAGAGAAGACCACTGTCACAACTAAAGGATACTTTTCCTCTGAGTTGTGTAGTAAACAGAAAGTCTTCGAAGTGATATATGAGCGATATCAACGCGCACCACTATCCCCTCGTAAGCATATTGCTTACGTTCCGAGTCTTAAAGAGGGCTCGGGTCTTTCAAATCATCGATTAACGATATCTGCTGCATTAATTGCACAGATATTAAAACTCTAATCATAAGGAGCTCTAAAATGCCCGCTTTTGATGAGAAGTTAATTGGTGGTCACACTTATGCACTTGAGTCCATTACTGGACGTAAGGGCATATACCGTGACACAGGTAGTCCAGTCTATCGACCCCATTATCTGACAGTTTCACATGAGACTGTGCAGAGAGGCGGTATGAATAGACTGCGGAGCTTAGTTAAGCTCTCTGACTCACGCACAGATGGCGGTACCGGAAAACCGGTTGTTTATTCAGCACATATAGTGCTGGACTTGCCCCAGATGGATGAGTTATCTGAAGGAGATCGTTATTTCGTTCTCAATCAGCTAGCTGCATACATTGACGAGCAATCCGCTCATCGAGCTGATTTTATATCTGGTGTTCTATAAACACCTTGTAAAGTCAGTTGAATTAACACCAACTTCTTTATGAAGGGTGGCACAGAGCTCTATGGAGGACATCCTTATGGATAACCTTAAGAGCCATACCGAGTATATACTCGGCTTGTGTTCCTCTTTCATAAGAGAGGACATGGTGCGTACGTACAATGATACGTCTTTCCTTGGTGATGCTTTACACTTAGAGAAGTGTGTCGCTAACCAGGGAGTCCAGTATCTAACAAAGGTCTTACCCCGATTGGGGGCAGCATTTGATGCTGCTCTTCAAACATTTGTATTCAAACTTCCCTCTGAATTTAAGAGGAAGAAGAATACTGTACTTCCATTGTTTTTAAATGGATTGTTCAGGCGGATCTTTGATGTCAAAGGGGGGCTAAAGCCTGATTTTGACATGTCGTGCGTGAGAGATCTTCGCCAAATTTGTTATTTTGCGAAGAAATATGAAGGAGTAAGATATGACCCAGAGACTATTGAAAATTTTGTCAGGGATTATGAAGTCCTCGATAAAACTCTACAGTTCTCTCCGGAGTGGAAAACTAGTAAGGACGTTTTGTCCATGGCTAGCAATCTGCTCTATTGTGTGTTTGGGGATCATCGTGATTTTAGCGATGTTAGACCCAAGCATGGGCCAGGATCGGTGGCAGAGCGGATACGACCTAATGAAAAAATGGTCTTTCATACTCGATACGTACGGGTAGAGAAATTTTACCCGTCTTACAAGTATGATTTCGCTAATGCTTTCGATCTCTTAATCAGGAAGAAGAGTTACCTCGCGATGGATTACAGAAGTAACCCCATTGCGAGGATTGCTGTAGTGCCTAAAGATTCTAAAGGACCACGGATAATATCCATGGAACCCCAAAGTCTCATGTGGCGTCAGCAGGGTTTAGCTCGTAAGATTGTTCAAATTATTGAACAATCTCCTTTCACTAAAGGCCACGTGAATTTTACCTCTCAAGAGGTAAATAGACGCTTGGCTGTCAAGGGTTCAGCACTTCGTTGCGCTGTTACCCTTGATATGAAAGAAGCTTCCGATCGTATTTCTGTTAGGTTGGTGAAAAAACTGTTTAAGTTTACTAACCTAACGAAATACCTCCTTGCACTTCGCTCTAGCCACAATAAATGGAAAGAAAAAACTTTTTCTTTGCGTAAATTTGCACCTATGGGTTCGGCTCTTACCTTTCCGGTTGAGTCGATAATCCACTGGGCCTTGGCTACAGCGTCTCTCTACTGCTCAGGAGTTCCCTTTGATAGGGCTCTAAAAGCAGTATTCGTCTACGGCGACGACATAATTATAGAGAATGAAAACCATGCTGTTCTCTATGATACTTTTCCAAAGTTTGGACTTCGGTTCAATAAGGAAAAGTCATGTACACGTGGAATCTTTCGGGAATCCTGTGGCATGGATGCCGTTTCTGGGTGCAATGTGACTCCTATAAAGATAAGGAAGTCGGCACCTATGAAATCAACTGATACAGCCGGCCTTATTGCAACAATAAGTCTATGTGACCAATTGTTTGCATTTGGCTACTACTCCGCTGCCCAGTTCGTGAAAACGCACTTGGACAAAATATTTGGTTATATTCCAAATGCAGTTGGAGGAAGTGGAACGATAGGCTACGCGCCTGTTAGATACTCAAAGTTTCGAAAAGAGAGAATTCGACCGATTAGGTGGAATTCTCAATTGCAGAAATTAGAGATCCTCATGCCAACTGTTTTAGATCGTAAGATCAAAGTTAGTATGGGTTCCGAAGAGTACTTCAGATCACTTTTGATATGGTCTGAAGACTTTATGGCTGGTAAGTATACTTTGGTGAGCAGTATCCGTAGGAAGCTTACCTGGGTCTCCACAAGATGACCCCCAACCTCCACATTTATGAGTGTGGACATTTCTATCCAGCAGAGGC